ACTTCACACGCCCCCTGGCCTTCTGATCCCCAGAACACCGGCGTGCAGCCAGATTCAGGCCCGTTGGCACCCGTACTGCATGTCGACGGTTGGGTGCTGCCAAGGTTGGAGTCGAAGTCTCCTGGCGCGTGTACGGGGTCGTACGGGGAGCAGGCTCGGGAGTGGATTCAGGCGAACATGCGGATGACTTTGCGTGGCTGGCAGGCGTATGCGCTGGACCGTGCCCTCGAGCATGACCAGGACGGCCGCCTCATTTGGCGCACAGTTATTGTGACGGTAGGGAGACAGTCTGGTAAGTCAGTTCTGAGCCGTGCGCTCTGCATGTGGAGGTTGCATCACGCCGAGCTGCTGGGTGGCGAGCAGACGATCCTGCATGTAGCCAATCGACGACAAACGGCGGTTGAAGTCTTTCGACCGGCTGGATTGTGGGCGCAGGCGCAGTACGGCACTAGGGCGGTCAAGTGGGGAAACAACAATACCCAGATCGAGCTGCCGTCCGGTGATCGGTGGATTGTCCAGGCAGCCAACGAAAATGCCGGTGTTGGGTACTCGATCAGCATGGCGTTCATCGATGAGGCTTGGCGCGTGGAGCGGGACACGGTCGATGACGCCATATGGCCGACCATGGCGGAACGGGACAACCCACAACTATGGCTGGTCAGCACGGCCGGTGATTCACGTTCCGATCTCATGGCGGCATACCGGCAGCAAGCCATCGACCAGATAGACAATCCTCGAGACACCCTGATCTTGGAATGGTCCGCACCGCCCGGAGCTGATGTGGCGGAGGTCAGTACGTGGATGTGGGGAAGCCCGGAATGGAACCCCCGACGGAAAGCATTTGTCCAGGGCCAGTTCGAGAAAGTCGAGCCGGATGCGTTCCGGCGCCAGTTCCTGAATCAGTGGACGATCCTGGCAAACCATTGGCTGCCGGAACGCCATTGGACCGAGACTCAAACAGCGAACCAGGATTTACCTCCCGGAATGTGGCACGTCGCTGTCGAATCCGACTTTGACGGCTCCAGCCACGCGGTGGCCGTGGCCGCCACCGATGACCAGGGCCTGGTGCACGTCCGGGTCACGGCACACCCGACCCTGAAGGACGTGGACGAGCAGCTGGCGAAACTGCGCGCACAGAATCCGACCATGCATGTGCTGGTGACACCCGGATATGCGGATCGGCTACGGACCCGGTTCGATGGCATGGTCGGGCAACGGGAGGCCGTGGTTGCCACCCAGGTGCTCATGGATCTGTTCAACCGGCGGCTCATTCGGCACGATGGCGCCAGCCTCCTGAGGGAACAGATATTTGGAACGACGATCGCCAAACGGCAGCATGGCTGGGTCATGACTTCACCGAAGGGATCGGGCGGGGTCCATGCCGCTCGAGCGGTCATGTTCGCCGCCTGGGACGCTAGCAAGGCGCCACGCCCAGTGGCAGTCATTCGCTCACGATCCCGGCGCGGGGCGTAGGATTCTGCCCGTGAGTGTGCTATCCCCCGTGCGCGCTCTCTCCGTCGTGCGGGAGGCGGAGTCTGTGCGCTCTCGTGTCGTGGCGCAATCGGCCCAGGCTCCGGCTCCCGCCGTACGGGAATCCACCCTGATCCAGTTGCAGATGCAGCTGAACCGACCCGGCACCGGAACAGTCCTGGAGGCCGTCGCTTTCCAGGTACCTGCCCTGGTCAAGGCATTGAAGACGTACAGCCACACGATCAGCGCATTCCCGTTGCGGCAGTACGTCAACGGCGCCCAGGTCGTGACCCGTTTATTCCTAATGCAACCCTCAAGGAATACGACGTACGGCGCCGAGATGATGCGACTGGTCAACGATCTGCTGCTGTATGACCGGGCGTATTGGCGCGTCATCGAACGAACCTGGGATAACTTCCCGGCCGCCATCGTCCGACTGCCAGCAATCGACGTGGTGGAAACCAACGGTGAAGTCCTATACCGGGGCCAGCCAGTTCCACTGAACCAGGTCATCCGGTTCGACGGTGATGGCCTGGGCGGCTGGCTAAAGACGGGTTACACGGCGATTACGACGGCGGCCGCCCTCGAGGATGCAACCTTCAGATACGCCGAGGCACCATTGCCGCAGATGATCCTGAAGAACTCTGGCGCGGATCTACCGGCCGATCAGGTCGATGCCATCCTGGAGGCGTGGGAATCAGCCAGGGCCGACCGCGCCACCGCGTACTTGAACAGCAGCATCGACGCGCAGCCACAGGGATGGAACGCCGCCGAACTGCAGCTGGTGGACGCGAAGAATGCGGCCGCGGTGCAGATCGCCAGGATGGCCAACCTTGATCCGATCTGGACGGGCGCCGGTGTGCCAGGGTCGAGCCTGACCTATTCCAACCGGGTGGATCTGTACCGGCAGCTGCTCGATACCGGGTTGACCCCGGTGATGAACCTGATCACTCAGCGACTCAGCATGAACGATGTCACGCCGCGAGGCCACACGGTCACTTTCGACACGTCGATATTCCTGCGGGGCAACCCGTCCGACCTGGCCAACCTGGTCCAGACCCTGCTGCCGCTGGGAATCATCACCATTGATGAAGGCCGCGCCCTCATGGATCTCCCAATGGAGGTAATGGAGTGAAAACGCTATATACGGAAACCGACCTCGTGTACGAGCTGCGCGAGGACCATGCCGACAGCGACATCGTCGGTCGGATTCACGGCCGCGCCGTGCCGTACGGTGATCCCACCACGGTTGGTGCCCATACCGAGATCATGGAGCGGAATGCGTTCGACCCGGTCGACGTGGTCGGCAAGCCACTGGCCTACAGGCATGGCGAACCCATCGGCATCATCACGGCCGCCGAGAACCAGTCCGACGGCTTGTACATCGACGCCAACGTGATTAACACGACCGCTGGCCGGGATGCAGCCGTGATGCTGCGCACCGGCGCGAGCAAGGGCCTCTCGGTCGGTTTCAATCCGATCAGCATGGGGTTCAACAAGACCAAGGACGCAATACGCATTACCAAGGCCGCCTTAATCGAGGTCAGCCTTACCCATATGCCTGCCTATCCAGGGGCAGGAGTCACCGCAGTGAGAGAGGAAACAAACGAAATGACCGAGGTCATCGAGGCCGAGGCTCCGACCTCGGACATGGAGGCACGCGAGCAGATCGCGCAGCTTCGGCAGACCGTCGCCGCCCTCGAGGCGAAGGCGCATGCCACCGGCTCCGACATCGATCCCGAACTGGCTCAGTTCCGCAGTTTGGGCGAGTACGTCAAGGCCGTGAAGGACGGGCAGGTGCAGTCCCGCGCCCTGGATGTGTCCAATCTTGCCGACGCGCCCGGCCTGGTCCCACCGGTGTGGTTCCGTGAGATCTCCGGTGTCCTGGACCGTGGCCGCCCGTGCATTTCTGCCATCGGTGGCCCGACCCCGGTGGCTGGTGCTGGCATGACGGTGAACTGGCCGTACTTCGATGGTGACCTGTCAGCGATTGTCTCGACCCAGGCGAGCGAGAACACCGAGATCAATTCGGTGGACATCGACATCAAGAAGGGCACTTCCACGTTGCTGACCTACGCGGCCGGTAACCGGCTGACGTTCCAGGTGATCGAGCGCACGGACCCGTCGTATGTGACGGCACATCAGCGCATCATGGTTGGCGCGTTCGGCACCGAGACTGACTACGCGTTCCAGACTGGCTTGTGGGCCAATGACACGGCCGGAGTGGATTACGACTTCAGCGCTGACAGCACTGGGGCAGCGTTCCGTGAGGCTGTGTTTGCAGCTGCTGTCGATGTGCAGTCGGCAACGGGTGAGCCTGCGGAAGTTGTCTACGTCAACAGCGCTGTCTACAAGAAGATTGGCGGTTGGTCCTCGTTCATGCCGGATTCATATCCGGTGAGCAACGTGGCTGGCACGTTCAACGCACGGACGCTAAATCTGTCCGTCGCTGGCCTGCCCATCGTTCTGGCGCGCAACTTCGCCACCGACGAGACACAGGATGCCATCGTGACCAACCGCGCAGCTTGCGGCTGGCTCGAGGACGGGCCGCGGTTCGCGTCGGCCGACGTCGCCGCCAATCTTGGCCGTGAAGTCGCCATCTACGGATACGCCTGCTTCATTCCCTACGTGTCCGGCGGAATCGTCAGCATCTACAACCAGGCCTAGCGGTCAGGAGCCGACCGACCATGCTTGTCACCGGACAGGAACTGGCCACCAATCTTGGCCTGACCTATGCCGCCGACCCGTTCGATCAGGTCGCCGGTACCGCTGATGAGATCGTTGGTCGGCTCCTGACCCCGTTGGCTTACGCCAATGAGCCGATGCCAGCCAAGGAAGCCGCCTTGCACGTCGCGACGGAGATCTTCCAGGCCAGATACAGCGCTGGTGGAGAGTCAATCGCCAACGACTTCACTCCCGGGCCGTACCGGCTGTCATCAGCTATGACCAGGCGCGTAATGACCCTGCTAGGGCCATACCTCGATCCTCGAGGCATGGTCGGATGACTGCCCTGTCCACCGAGGCCCGGCAGCTGGTCCAATCAGCGTTGACGGCCGTCGGGATCGAAAACTACGCCGCACCGCCAACAGTGCCGAAACCCGGAATGGTTGTGGTGCTGCCGGATCTGCCGTGGCTCGATATCGAGCGCATAGGCTCCCGGCTCAACTACATCGTCAGGCATCGGCTGCTGCTGCTGCTCGACGGTCGTAGCAACACCGGCGCACAGCTCCAGGCCGAAGACCTGGCCGAGGCAGTTCTGGAGGCCCTGCCCAGTGCCTTTCGGGTGACCTATGTCGGGCCGCCCACTGTGGTCGATATCGGCAGCCAAGGCGGCATCCTGGCCGTTGAAATGTCCATTCAAGTCAGCATGAAGGAGTAGAAACAAATGCCAGCCACCGCCATCACCGGCAGCCAGTTCACGTTTACCTACAACGCCGTTGCCTACTCGGCTCAGGTCACTGGTGGGACCGTCACCCGGGAAACGTCCGTGACCCGAATTAAGACGCTGACCGACATGGCCTATAAGGCAACCGACGACAATTGCACCCTGGAAGTGTCGTTCCTGTATGACGAGGAGACCGGCCTGGTCGGTGCGCTGAATACGGCGCAAGGTACGGGGGCCGCTAACGCCGTCAGCCTGGTCGGCGGTGATGCGAAGTGGACCGGGAACATGACCGTGAGCAGCGTCTCGACTGAGTTCACGGCCGATGGCATCGCCACCTGCTCCGCGACGCTCGAGGGGGCACTGACGTTCGCTGACGCGCCATGATGCCCGAATTACTGGCGAGCGTTGACGGGCACACCCAGGTGCTGCGGCTCACGAGCGTTGCCGGCTTGGAACGGATGCAGCAGACGGTCAGCGAAGACAAGAGACCGACCGAGGCCACATCAGCGATGTGCCTGGCCTATTACGCCCTACACACCGAAAAGGCCAGCCTGGAGGAAGTGCGGAAATGGGCCGACTTGGTCTGCCTCATGGTTCTGGATTCACGCAAGCCGCCGGACCCTACCTGGCCGGAGTAGGGCAGGCCGTATATCGGCTGGCGGTACTACTCCGGTGCCACCCGGATCGCATACGAGATATGAACATCACCGACTTCTACGGACTGCTGAAGGAGGCCAATGGCCAGATCTAGCAGGTCATTTGACGTGGAAGTTGAAGGCCTCAACGAGCTGCTGCGTGATCTGCGTGCCCTCCCGAAAGAGGCCAGTGCGGAGCTGCGTTTGGCATCGCAACGGATCGCCGACCAGCACATGGTCCCGGCGTGGAAAGCGGCCGCCGACAACGCCGGACCCTGGGGCGGCAAGATCTCCACGACGATCAAAGCGAAACGGGATCGCCTGCCCTCGATCACGATCGGTGCACAGCGGCCCAAATACGGCAACGGCGCCACACCAAACACCGTGCGCTACGTCAGCGACAAGGGCCTATCTCGAGGCGGTCCGGGATCCGAGGGCGCCCAAGCCGCATTCGGCAACGGCCGGAACTGGATGCGGTTCGCCAGGGCCTATGTGCCGGGCGCCATACAGGAATGGGCCAAAGCCATCGACCAGATCTGCGACCGTTTCAACAATGATCGAACGGGGATCGGCTAATGGCTGGCCGGACCCTGCAGGTATTCATCGCCGCTGACACCAAGAAGTTCCGAGATGGCCTAGACGACGCCGAAAGGCGCATGAAGGGCTTCGACGGGTCCATCGGTGGCCTAGCCGGATCCATGCGGAACGTTCTCGGCCCGGCCATGCTGGCCGCCGGGGCAGCTGCTGGCGCACTGGCCGCCAAGTTTGCCGTAGATGGGATCCAGGCGGCCGCTGAGCAGGAACAAATCAACCTCAAACTGGCCAAATCGTTTGAATCGGTCGGCCTAGCCCAGGATGTGGGCAAGGCACAGGAATACATCGACACTCTCCAACGCCAGGTCGGAATATCAGAGGATCAGTTATCTCCAGCGCTCGGCACGTTGGTCAGCAAAACAGGCAGCTTGACTGAGGCCCAGAGTCTGCTGAGCATCGCCATGGATACAGCCACGGCCAAAGGCATCCCGCTTGAGTCGATCACCAAAGCGCTGGCCAAAGCCCAGGACGGGAACTATAAGGCACTGGCCAGCCTGGTGCCCGAACTCGACAAGGCAGCGCTCAAAACGGGTGGCTTGGAATCAGCCACCAATCAACTTCAGCAACTGTTCGGGGGTACGGCATCCGACCAGGCCGAAACGTTCAAAGGCAAAATCGAGCGGCTCAAAATCGGCGCCGGTGAGCTACAGGAAGCTTTCGGGACAGGATTCCTCGAGGGAATCCAAACAGCCATGGACAAGCTCAACGGGGACGACTCACTAGGCCAAACAATGCGGGATCTGGAACCCACGTTTCAAGATTTGGGGAAGAATCTCGGATCACTCCTTGCCGACCTAGCAGTGATCACCACGGCTGTGCAAACCGTCATGAAGGCCATGAACGATTGGAAAGACAGCATCCCCGGCCTGGGCACCGCCCTGGATTTGCTCACTCGCGGACCGATCAGGATTCTGGCTGATGCACTACGGGAGCTGAACTCCCTGATGGGGCAGGGAACACCGTCGGCTGGTTTCGCCCCAAATGCAGGTAATGGCGGCGGTGGCGGCGGCGGAGGTGGCGGGGCGTTTACCCCGACCACGACTCTCGGCACTCCACCTGTGTCTTCCAGTCGCACACCGACCGTCGTTGCTCCCTTATCGGCCATAGCGGCCGCCACCCGTAACCAGGCCCGGCGCACCAGCGGCAGAGTGGTGCTACTGGGATGAGCGTCACATCCGTGGTTATCCGGGGCCTCACCGTCGATCTGTCAGACGTTGACTATTCCGTGTCGATCTACCACGGCCGTGACAGCATCGACCAGGCGCCGGAATCCTCGAGCTGCGAAATGCTGGTCTACATCGACGGCACAGCCTCTATCCCGTTCGATGTCAACGACACCGTCGTGGTGCAGACGTACTCCACTACGCGTTTCACCGGCCGTATTACCGACATGACCGTCCAGCACGGATACAGCCTCGACGGCACACCGATCACCGGCGTAAGCATCATCGCCATGGGAAACCTCAGGCTCCTCGGCCAGTACGTCAACGCTGGCAGTTTCTCGGCCCAATCAGTGCAGGCCAGGGTCGATTCGATCCTGACCGGCACCGGCCTGACGTACACGGCTGAGGCTGATCCAGAACTGGATCTGATCGCCTATTCGCCAGGCCCCACGGAGGTTCGCGCACTGATCGACGAGATCTGCGAATGGACGGGCGCAACGCTCTATGACACACCCGATGGCCGGATCTGGTTCGAGTCGTACACCAGGCGCGGGTATGACTACTCGACGGCTACATGGGCCGATATGAGCACCACGACATACTCGGGGGCTATCGGCACCTGGTCCGAGCAATACGGCGCCACTTCGGTGGCTCCCACACCCATGACATTGCCATCGGCGGCCGTGATTTGGTCGCCGGAATGGTCCGTCACGTCAGGAACGATCATCAACGATGTGACCGTCGCCTACGGCACGGCAGATCCCCAGGCGACCGTCAACCAAACCGACACGGCCAGCATTACGAAATACGGCCGCAATGCGATCGAACTTGCCACAAACCTCGACCAAGCCACGCACGCGACCAGGCGCGCCAGCCAGATCCTGACCGCCCAGGCCAACAGCCGGTATCAGATCGGTCATGTGGAAATACTGCTGGATCGGTTGACGGCCGGTCAGCGCACGAGCGTCCTGGGCCTCAAAGCTGGTGCGCGAGTCATCGTCAAGGATCTACCCCAGCCAGCCCCATTCGAGGAGTTTCTGGGCGTAGTTGAAGGATGGGGTGAACTGCATACGCCAAATCGGGTCAGTTTGACCCTAGCGCTGTCCGATCCCAGGTACTCGTATGCAGTCGTCGCCTGGAGCCAAGCACCCGCAGCTGCTACATGGGGTGGCGTGCCCGTTTCCAAGACCTGGGCAGACATAATTCAACCGACCGACCTCGACTAGGAGCAGCATGGCCACAACTACCTACGGCACCGAATATGTGCAGAGTTCTGACCTGGTATCAAACTGGCCAGGTTCTAGCCTGTCGGTGGCCAACCGCATCGACGATGTCAGCCTGAAGGGCAATGGGCTGAACAACCAGACCGGCACCAGTTACACCCTGGTCCTGACGGACGGCGGCAAGGTTGTGACGCTGAACAATGCTTCCGCAGTGGCGGTCACCATCCCAACGAATGCCAGTGTGGCATTTCCCACCGGCGTGGTTATCGGTTTCACCAACAAGGGCGCAGGAATCGTCACATTGGCCGGAGCGGGTGGAGTCACGGTCAACGGCGCGAGCCTGACGCTGGCTCAGAACGAATCCGCTACGGCACTGAAACTGGACACGAATACCTGGGTTGTCAGCAAGGGTGGTGGTATCCCAAAAGCCACATATAGCGCGACCACTGGTTCACCAACGGTGACCACTGTGTCGGGCAAAACGTGCGTCCAGTTCACCGGCTCGGGGTCGATCACGATCAGTCAGGCCGGTTTGGTCGAGGTGCTGGTCGTCGGTGGCGGGGGCGGAGGCGGCAATATTGGTGGTGGGGGCGGCGGCGGTGGCGTCCTTTACACGACATCGGCGTACATCACTGCAACGACTCATACGGTCACGGTGGGCGCAGGTGGTGCAGGAGCACCAGCCAACACGGCTTCCCAGGCCATGGGAGCCAACGGCGAAAGCAGCGCGTGCGGCGTGTTTGCAGGAATCGGAGGCGGCGGCGCCGCATCCAGCACTGCTGGAGCCGGCGCGCCCTATGTCGGCAATAACGGCGGATCAGGCGGCGGTGCAGGATCTAACTCAGCCAGCGGAACCGGTGGCACTGGCCTACCTGGACAAGGCAACAACGGCGGCTCCAACAACATCTCCGCCACTGCCTACAACACAGGCGGCGGTGGTGGAGCGACAGCAGCGGGAGGCAATGCCACTTCAGGAGCGGCTGGCAATGGCGGTGCCGGGAGTTCCAACAGCATTACCGGCAGCGCGGTCGTATATGGATCGGGTGGCGGCGGTGGTTCGCGTGGCGGAACTGCTGGGAACGGCGGCACCAATGCAGGCAACGGGACTAACAGCAATACGACGGGCGGGAACGGTACAGCCAATCGCGGCGGCGGCGGTGGTGGTGGTGGGTTAGCGTCCGGCAACGGCGGGGCAGGGGGCAACGGCTCCAGCGGGATCGTCATCCTCCTCTTCGGATAAGGACAACCATGGCTCACTTCGCACAAATCGACGCAGACAACATCGTTCGCCAGGTCATCGTGGTGGCCAACGCCGCCATTGAGGATGCACCCTTCCCCGACTCCGAACCGCTCGGGCAGGCGATGCTTGCCGAGTCCGGCTTCGAGGGCACCTATCTGCAGTGCTCTTATAACGGGAACTTCCGTGGCGCCTACCCGGGCCAGGGCTGGTCCTACGACCCCGACCTCGATGAGTTCATTCCACCCTCAACACCGGAGCCGACATCGTGAATCCCGATCAGATCCTGACTTACTTGTCCATTGGTGCGGTGATCGTCACGGCACTGTTCTTCCTGATCGATTCTCGCATCGGCAAGGTGTTACAGGAGCTGCGGCCGAACGGCGGCCAGTCGGCGCGGGATGCACTGGACCGCATAGAGCGCAAGATCGACCAGGTCGAGGACAAAGTCGAGGGACACATCAACTGGCACATGGGGCAGTCATGAAATGGCTTGCCACATCACCGTATGCCAGCCTGCTGAAGATTCTCACCGGCGCCGTTCTTGGTGGCCTGCTGTCGTGGCTGATGGCCGCCGATGTCGAGCCGATCATGGTCGCTATCGGCTCGGCCGTGATTCCGGTGGCCATCAACTGGCTGAACCCCGACGACCCGCGATACGGCAAGGGCAGCCAACCTCATTATCAGGACCAGGCCAACCGACCAGAGTTCGAAATCGAAGGAGAGCAGTGATGCCACCGCCCAGGCCTCGACTGGTAGCAGCCGGTGCGACTCTCCGGCGCCAGGTCAATCAGGCGTTTCCGACTCGCGATAAGGCATCGGACGGCTGGATCGGCGATAAGGCCCATCAGGCGCGGGTCAGCGACCACAACCCGAATCGCAACGGTTGGGTCCATGCGCTCGACATCGATGCGGACCTACTCGGACCCAAGCAGCCGGTGCGCGGTCGCGAACTGGCGTTCCAGTTGGCCGACGAGCTGCGGATCTACGCGCAGCGGCAACGTCCAGGAAGCCAGCGGCTCAAGTACATCGTCTATCAGGACCGGATCTGCTCGGGGACGTACAAGGATCAGTTCTGGACGTGGCGCGGCAAGGGCTACGGGCATTGGGCGCACATCCACGTTTCGTTTACTGCCGCCGCTGAGACTGACGGCTTGATGTTCCCGATCCCGATTCTGTTGGAGCGTTCCCGATGATCACACCCGGCGTGCTGGATCTCAAGATGTGGCAGGGCGTCACCTGGCACTATGAGTTGCTCTGGGAGGACGGCAATCCGGCCGCCCCGGTCGATCTGACCGGGTATGAGGCGTTCCTCGAGGTTCGCCGAACGGCCGAGGACACCGAGATCTTGATGGAACTGGATAATCTCATCGGTGGCGCCGGTGGCATCACCCTGGGAGGCGTGGCCGGGACCATCGATCTGGACTTTGACGCCGATGACACCCTGCTGATGGAACCAGGCTGGTTCGTGTACGACCTGCGACTGGATGACGGTGCAGGGACGTGGACCCGGCTCGTTGAAGGCAAGTTCGCAGTGATCGCGGCGGTGACCAGGCCATGACTGACACGATCATCACAGTGACGCCGCCGGGCGAAACGACCGTCACGGTCACCGGGCCGACGACCACGGTACGGACCAATCAACCGACCGTTCCCAATCCGCGTTACTTCGGACAGCTCATCAGCACAGCCAGCCAAACCAACCCGGTGGCATCGGCCATCAACCTGGTCACATTCACCAGCCTCGAGGAAGGTGAAGGGGTAACGCTGAGCAACGGGAACCGAATCAACCTGACGAACGCCGGTACCTACTGCCTGAATCTGGTGGTGAATCTGGCAAAGACCGACAGCGGCACCGATGACGCTTATTTCTGGCTGCGCAAGAACGCGGCCGACGTCGCCAACACAACCATGCGCCAGGCACTGGATGGAAATAACGCTCACGAGTTGGTCCTGTTGCAGTGGATGGAAACCGTGACGGCAGGTCAGTATCTGCAGATCGCGTGGTCCAGCAGTGATACTGATATGAGTCTCACTTATGCGGCGGTCGGCACCACACCGACCAGACCAGCGACACCGAGCGTGCACGCGCATATCTTCCAGATCGGCGATTAGTCTGCTACAGTCGATATCGCTGGCACAGGGCCAGCAGCTCTACCCCAAGGGAGCGAAATGAAGAACGTCATCGGCATGGGCAGCCTGAAGCATGACCCGGCACTGATCGATTTTGCCTGGATCGGCGACAACGGGGCCTTCGGCCAGTACAAGGACTTCACCAGCTTTACGGGCCTACGGAAGTACCTCGAGGCCCACGGATACCCTCATGTGATGCTCGAGTGGCACGGCGACGACTTCGCCGTTGTCGCACCAGGACCGGCCTGGCAGCCAAGTGCCTGACCTGATCGGACCAGCCGAGGCTGGCCGGATGCTGGGATTGCGTCCGGCCAGCCTCGTCCGACTGCTGGAAAAAGGCCTGATAACTGGAATCGAACTGCCATCCGGTCACCACCGTTATGACCGGGAATCTGTCGAGCGGCTGGCCGTTCGCCGTGTCAGTTCGACAGTTACCGTGGTACAGCAGAAAGGGGAACCTCATGCTGATTGATGCAGTTCTGGCAAGTGTCCTGGTTAGTGGTCCCGCGGTGCAGGCGGCCGCCGTGATCCCGGTGCCGTGGCGCCCGTTCGCCGAGTGCGTTTCCCGTCGGGAATCGAACCACAATTACCGGGCGCGTAATCCCCGCTCGAGTGCCCAGGGCCGCTGGCAGCTGCTCGATCAGGCGTGGCGCGTGAACGGTGGAGTGGAATGGGTGGTCTCGCGTCAGTTGCGCAAGGTCGGATTGACCTGGGCACAGCGTGTAGGTTGGGTCGCTCGACTGGATGCCACACCGATCTACGAGTGGCCGACCTGGGCGCAGGATGCGGCATTTGTTGGCGTGGTCACCGAGCGCTCGACTGGGTGGCGACACTGGTACTTGTCGGGGTCGAAGTGCAACCGGCTCGTGCCATGACTCACGACCCGCTATGCCCATACACACCAGAAGAATCAGGTTTTGGCGGGATCAATTCTGGAATCAGCAACATTCAGCCTTACATTCCAGGAAATCCCTGTCAGTGCGACCTGATTGCCAAGGTGCGAGAGGACACCAATGCCTCAAAGTTGACCATGTGGAACCACACGCAAGAGCAGGCCGCTTTCGTTATCGAAACGGCAATAAAGAGCGTATGGATTGACGGATACGGGGAAGGCCGCGAGGACATGCTCGCTAAGGCAATCGCGGCGATTGAGCAACGGATTCCGTTAATTGCAGACAACGCATCCTGGGAATCATCCATCGCGGCCGCGTGGTTACGCGCCGCGGTCACCGATCTGCAGAAACTGGAGACGACGATATGACCCAGCCCGTGAAAAAAGCAGCCGCGAAGAAGACAACGGCAGACCTGGACGTGTTTGCCTTGATTGAGCGCAAACTGTCCGAGTCGGCGAGGGAGATCATCACGGCGCCCAGGGTTAGCCTCAGGCGGCTGGCGTTGCAGGAATACGGCGGTTGGTATGTCGCGTCACTGCTAGCCAACAAGCTGACGGCCGCCGACATTCGGGCGATTGACCAGCTCTGGCAGGAACACCGGAAAACGAATGTCGGGCAGGCCCCCAAGGATTAGCCTGCCCGACCCCAGGGAGGATACATGGACGACAAGATCGACCGCTGCCCGGTGTGTGGTGGCTGGAGATATGAGCAGGCGTGCCCGAATCACTAGCTGGGGATCGCATTGGCGGCCAAGAAGTTGGCAACGCCATTTGGTTGATTGGTCAAGCGATGGAGTTTGCAAGGCGGCGTGCTCGGGAAGATATGAACCAAATAAGGGAACTTGAGCGACTTCTGGACCAGGCTCGTGACGTAGCGTGTCGCCTCGAGGAAGAAATCGCCCACCATTCCTGCGAACATTGGCAGCCGGACATGCTCGCCAGGTGCATTGCAGCCGTCGAGAGTGTCGGCCACTGGACCGACAGCGATATGGGGCTGCCGCTCACGGACGGCATCGACGAGATGTGGATCACCAAGGGCAATGCCATCGCCGCCCTGCGTGCGCTGGAGGAGAAGCCGCATGGCTGACCGTTCCGACTATGTCGAGGTTCACGACCGCATCCAGCAGTTCACCGAACGGTACCCGTCAGGCAGCCTGCAATCGGAATACGACTGGTGCGACCGCGATGGAGAACGTTGGTTAGTCATCAAGGCTTACGCCTACCGCGATCCTGAGGACACAAAGCCAGGCATCGGGCACGCATGGGAACCAGTCCCCGGCCGTACCCCGTACACCCGTGGATCGGAGCTGATGGTCGGAGAAACCAGTGCCTGGGGAAGGGCACTGGCCGCCCTGGGCATCGCTGTGCATCGAGGGATTGCCACTGGCCAGGAAATCAGGGCCGCTGAAGGCCGAAGGATCGAGCGGGATAAACCCAATGCGAGCGATCCGGATGCGTGGCACAGCAGGCCCCCTGCGGCTGAATCAAGCCGCAGAGCGACCGGAAAGCAGATCCAGTTCATCCTGAACCTGGCCAGGAAGATGAATACGACCGAACCGGCCGAAGTACTGGCCCTGGTGAACGCAGCTCTGAAACTGGCGGAGTTGCCACCCGTGGAATCGGCAGCGACCATGAATGATGCTCAGGCCAGGGCCGTCATCGACACGTTCAAGACAGCGCAGGAGTCCGAGAGCGTGGCTCAAGCGCTTGCGGTGCAGTTGGACAGTAGTAAGGCGAGCGACCAGGCGGCCGACCTGGTACGCGATGACCCGTTCGCTTAGGCGCCCCGCTAATCCCGGTGGTCGAACTCCCGTCGTGGGGCGGTCGAGCCATGCCCGAATGGCGCGGGAACCTGCGGAGAAGATGCAGCACAGACATATCCACAACAGTGGAAAACCTGTGGAGGGTTCCGGTAGGCCCACCACTTCCGGGGGCCGCAGCCAGCCATCGGCGCAGCTGGCAAGGCCCCCCCTGACCGGGAGGAGAACCAATGTCAACCGATCCAAGACGGCGCACACCAGGCTACGCAGCCTGGGTACGACAGGTGCTCAAGCATTGCGAACCGATGTGCATCCGATGTGGGTACCCGGTGGACATGACCCTGCCCCCCTCAGACCCCTGGGGACCCACTGCTGACCACGAACCACCGCTGGTTCTGACAGGCGAAGCCACGCCTGGCCTCGACGGTGCAGGCATCGCACACAATCGATGCAACAAATCACACGGTGGCAGGCTCGGTGCATCACGCGCACAAACAAGTAACGGCACCCGCCCCCCCTCAAGGAAACAAACAACAATGACAAACAAGCCAGCAAGAAGGATCACGTCATCCGTTTTTAACCCACAAGCATCGCCTCCCCCCTCAGACCCCTGGGGACCCACTGCTGACCACGAACCACCGCTGGTTC